GCTCGCCAGTGGGCTACTACTACGCCACCGTCTGATAACTCACGTTCTAAAGTTGAGATTGTCCAAGTTGTCATGTTTGTCTCCTGTTAAGATTCTAGTGCCGTGATACGGGCTTCAAGTTCTTGTATGGTTGCTACAAGCAAAGGCACAAGTTTGCTTTGGTCAATGCCTTGGTAGTCTGGAACAGAACGTGTCCCCATAACTGCTTCAGTTACAACATTGCCGTCATCATCTAACACTGCGGGAGTAACTTCATACTCCTCATCCATCATGCCATCTTTGTCGCCAGCTATTGCTTCTGGTACAACAGCTTGAACCTCATGCGCTAAGAAACCGTCAACAGTTGTGTCAGCGTCTGCAATGAAGTTGAAGCGTGAAGGCTTAAGTTGCTTAAGGCGTTCTGTAGCGCCTGACATAGCGACTACGTTTTCTTTGAGGCGGTAGTCTGAAGAAGTAATGTAAGCTGTAGCAGACCCGTTGGTTCTTATATCTCCAACATTGCCATTAGGGTTAGCAAAAAGCATATGTTTAGATGATGATGTTGAATTACTTGTAGACTTCCAAGCATTTACAGTTGTAGTAACACTAGCAGCAGTAATTTTTGTTCCTAAATTAATATTGCCTGACAGGTAGAGGTCTTTGAAGCGGTATGTATCTGTACCGTCGTCATATCCAAGGTCTATAGAGTTATCTGCATCTGCACCATTTAATCTTGGTATTAAACTGCTTGCCTGAAAACGAACACCTGAATGACTAGCTGCACCATCAATGTGCAAATCCCCACTACCAGTACCAATACTACCTACAGTTACAGTGTCTTTATAAAAGGTAACAATGTCGCCATCCGTAGAGATACGGCCAAACTGCCCAGAGTTCCCGTTACGAGAAGCCCTGACAATACCCGCATTGTAGTTGACTACACCGGCCACATTGATAGCGTCCGAAGTCTTCCCCACCAGTAGGTTCCCACTAGCATCAAGGCGCATGCGTTCTGTTGCGCCAGTCTTAAAAAGAATCTGGCCTGTGCCTAAAGCTCCAGTATTGTCCATGCTAATAATCATGTCTTCATTAGCATCAACTTCAATTAAGCCATCTACTGTACTAGCGCCTCTGTAGAAACGAATACCAGAAGCATTGACTCCATCTCCTCCAATTCCAATGTAATTAGAACCGCCTGAACCCACAGTTAATTCTTCTGTAGGACTCGTCGTGCCAATCCCGACGTTGCCTGCGCTGGTTATGCGCATGCGTTCTGTGTTGCTAGACGTATTGCTAAAAGTAATATTGTCTGCGCTATCAACACTTATGCTTCCACGAATAGTGCTACCAGCCGCATATCTCCACGTAAGATTGTTGCCTTGGTATAAATCAACGTTGCCTGCGCTGTCTATGCGCATGGCTTCCGATGCGTTGGTGGTAAACACCATGTTGTTGTTGCCGTGGTAATAAAAAATATTACCTATATCGTCATCGCCAGTGTCACCAAACTTAATGTATTGGGCATCGTTTGTTCCGCCCATAAAGTTCAGATTGCCGCTTTGAATTGTTAATTTTTCTGAAGGTGAGCTAGTACCAATACCCAGCGACTCCGCAGAGGCATCCCAGACCAACTTCGCAGTCGTGCCCGTGTCTTCGTAGAAGCTGATGTCGCCATTGTTGCTTACTCTTAATTGCTGTTTATTTTCATTTGTCTTAAGAGTAATATCGCCATCATCGGTGCGTAAAATAAGCTCGTTATCATTTGTTCCGATAAGAACTGTATCTGTTGCTTGCGGGTCGTTAAAAACAATCGAGCCGTTGTTATCAACAGTCAAACCGTCGCTGACCAGAGTACCCGTAACGTCGATGCCTGAAATCGTCGTTGCAATTTTTGCATTGTTGTTATGGAACAGCGTTACAGCGCCGTTTACTGCACCAGAAAGATATGTCTCATCACTGTTTGTGCGCTTCAAAAACAAATTGTTTTCGGCACGAATAAGCAAATCACCAGTGCCGTTATCAACAATGTAGCTATCAGACCCATCATGATAAATCTGTAGGTCAGAGCCAGCACCGAAGATGGCCTTGTCGTTGTCACCGAACGTCATGTTTCCAGTAGACGCGAAGCTCGTTCCACTAATTGCACCAAAAGCTACATTACCTGCAGAACCTGAAAAGACTTCTGAAGTATTTGAAGCATCAGGAATAAATGTAAAAACTGAAGCACTATCATCATAACCAAAAAAACCTAGTTTAGCTTCTGTACCATTGTGCCACTTAAACTCAATACCCCTATCTTTGTTATCATCTGTGCTAGGAGTTGTATCTCCTCCTAATGTAAAAATAGGATCATCAATAGTAACTGTAGTACTATTAACAGTACTTGTTGTTCCATTAATCGTTAAGTTACCTGTAACAGCAAGATTACCACCAATGGTTGCATTTCCTGTAGTATCGACTGTAGTAAAATCAGCAGCAGCAGGAGACGAGTCACCGATAACAGTATTGTTTACTGTGCCTCCAGAAATAGTTAAGTCATTAGCTACATAAGTATCTGCAACTGCAGTACCTTGCCAAACACCAGAACTAATTGTACCTGTAGTAACAAGGCTAGAGTCTCCTGTGTATCCTATAGCATCTGATAAGTCAAAAGCAGGAGTTGCGTCTGAGCTACCTAACGCAACAGAAATACCTCCAAAAGAAACACTAGAGTTACTTAAAGAACTATTACCTATATTACTTAAAGTATTAGAAGATCCTGAAATAGTCTTATTAGTAAGTACATCAGAAGTAGCAGTACCTACAAGTGTTGTAGTACCTGAAGGAAGTGTAACAGTACCACTATTAGAAATAGAAGTAATAACTGGAGTTGTTAAAGTTTTATTAGTTAAAGTTTGAGTTCCTGCAAGTGTTGTAACAGTACTATCAATAGCAAATGTAACTGCATTGCCTGACCCAGAAGTATCAATACCTGTGCCACCTGTAAAAGTCATAGTCTCAGAGTCTAGGTCAATACTTAATGCCCCGCCTGAGTCTGCTTGAAAGTCTAAATCTTCAGCAGTAACTTTTGAGTCTACATAAGCTTTAACAGATTGTTGAGTAGGTACAAGCGTAGCACTATCTGAAGACATATCATCTTCGTCTGCAAAAGCTGTGATAGTAATCGTACCATCAGATAAGTTAGCGTAAGTAATATCACCTGCACTAGAACCACCAATAGTAGCACCATCAATAGTACCACCATTAATATCAGGAGAAGTAAGAGTTTTGTTAGTTAAAGTCTGTGAGCCTGTTAAAGTAGCTACTGTACTATCGATAGCTATACTCATATCGTTAGTCGAGCCTGTGGTATCAATACCAGTACCACCCGTGATTGTTAAAGCTTCAGAGTCTAAATCAATACTTAAAGAACCACCAGAGTCACCACTAAAGCTTAAAGATTGTCCTGTTATTTGAGAATCTACATAAGCTTTAATACTTTGTTGTGTTGCAAGAGCTGTGGCGCTGTTTGTAGAAAGATCGTCTTCATCTAAAATTACAGTGACAGTAGATCCGCTTGTGAGAGTGAGACTGTCAATGTTTGCTGTACCATCAATATGTAAGTCTTTAAACTGGAGACTTGCGGTTCCAAGATCAATATCGTTAGAAGTGACAGGAACAATAGAGCCATCTTGAAATCTAATCTGCTCGACAGTTGCACCAGAAACTTGAACATATACTCCCCACCTATTGTTACTAGAATCAACAACTATTTTATTTAAAAAATCTTGGTCGCCAATAGTATGAATGTTACCGCCTTCAGCAGCAGTTCCATCGTGTCTATGTCCAGTAGTACCTGAAGAAGAATAAGAAAAAGCAGTTACAAGCTGGTTGTACTCATTATTAAATAATGAAGCACTAATTGTATCTCCATCTGAAAAACTACTTTGTCGCGTATAACTTGCCATATTATCTCCTAGTTGATGGAACGTAGTCTATATACATACCATTAATAGCATAAGGTGGATTTTTATCTTCTGATCTTAATCTAAAACTTGCAGTGTAACCGCCTCCCTGAATGGCTTGTCTAACCATTGGATCGTTTGTAGCTCCAAAAACTGCATTTACTCCAAATGTGCTTTCACCAAAAATAGCGGGTATTGGTACAGAAAGCAAAGTATAATCTAAAGGTTGCGGAATAGCAGTATCTTCGTAGTCGTACCTAACTCTTAAAGTAGGTTGAGCTGTTCCTTCAGGACTAACAGAAATTTTAATGTATCGCATATTTTTACGAGTGCCAAAATCTCCAAAGTCATAGTTAGGAGTTTTATAAGTAGCTCTTATGTTAGCTTGTGATCCACTATGTAAAAAATGATTACCATCATCGTGCGTATAAATATAACCTTGACTATCACCATGAAAGGTTTGTTCTATACCATTAGCATTAAAACCTGATGTAATTGCTCTTGCTTGTATTCCTTTAGTTTCAGACCATTCAAATCCATTAGAAGTTAATGAACCTATAATTCCTTTTGAATCCGAAGCAGCCTGAGTTCCTGTAGTATAAAAAATTCTGTACTGTGATTTTTGTCTTAATACAACACTGTCTACAATAAAACCATCTATGCCCTTAGCAATAGTTTCAATAATACTTTGTATTTGTCTACTAACACTACCTAATTCAACGTCTCCAATACGTGCTGTACCTGCAATTGTTCTGACACCATCAGGGCTTAAAAATACTAAGTCACCTGCAATTTCTTGGATACTATGGTTGTCTAAACAGCCTACGTTTTTAGTAACGGGCTGAACTGCAATATTACTTGAATCATTTATGTTTACTAATTTATAAATACTGTTTTTACAAAAAATAATTAAGTCTGCACGAAAAGGTCTAAGACCAATAACTTTATCGTCTAGCTTAATACTTCCTGCTCCAGTACCTCCAAAATCATCAGGAGCATCCGTGTGGCTGTAATAAATAGTATTAGGGTTATTACTGTCGCCTGAAACTACTAAGTGCCTATCGTGCATAGTACAAACTGTAGGATATACTGAACCAGAAACAGTCACTTCTTTTGCAAAATAAGTTCTGGTAGTTAAGGCTCCAGAGCCTGTCATTTTAAAATAGAAAGGCTTAGAAGAGGAGCCTTCATCTGTAATTATTAATTCTCCGTAATCACTATCTCCTTCATATAATGCAAAAGTACATTGGCCTTGTCCTGTTCTAGCTAAAATACTTCTACCTATAAAAGTAGAATAGTTATCACCAGCGCTGTGTACAGAAGCTCTGTTAATTTGTAACCATGTTATACCATCTAATGTAAAATAAACATTAGTTCCTGAAGTAGCTATCAAACCATCTGCATATACAAAAAGACCTAATATTGGTGAAGTTCCGTTAGGTCTTGTAGCATCATCTCCACCAAAAGCTGAAAAGCCATTAATTCTTCGGTAGCCTCCGTCTGAGTCTACTTCAAAATTTTCTAAGTCTGTTGCTAGTCCCGGCTGAGATAACATCTCAAATTGATTAAGGTTTGTGTTTAAACCTCCGCGACAAGAAACACCAAAGGGTAACGAAGCTGCCATTAAACAAACCTTATTCTATCGTCTTTAAAGTATCCGGGTGCTGGCTCCATTAAGTTTAGCTTCATATTCTTAAGACCTTTTTTATAATCTTCATTTGAAAAAGCAGCAGCTTGTGGATTATCTTTAAATTGATGTACATAATATCTAGCCCTATTAATTAAAACAGGAACATATAAATCTGGAAAAACTATCTCGTCAGTATAAGCACTTAAGGCCGTGGGTAAAGCATAGGCATAAAACCAAATTTTATATGCTTTATCAGGAATAGGGCTTAGGCCAAACTTACGATTATCAGGACTTTTAATAACTCTATCAGGAGTACCATAACTTTGAGTATCTGCATCATCGTTATTTTGACCAATCCTAAAATAATCTTTCCACTCTTCAATAGTTGTATATCTTAAATTTCTAGATGTGTAAGGAGAAGTTTCTCCTGAAACACCTATTGTAGTAAGTAAAAAGTTATCCCAATCAATATAACTGTAGTCAGTTGTTAAACTATCTGATGCAGGTTTAAGTTCATACCAGCGTGTGCCAGCTACAGTTTCAATATTTACATTTCCATAATTAGGGTCTGAGGTTCCGCTTTCTGCAACGGCTAAAAAAGGCCATTGTGCTTCTTCATTAACCATGTCTAAATATGCTCGGTTAATAAGATCTTTAACATGACTTTGAATTCCTACAGACGTAGCAAAGTCTGCGCTGGTTAATTCAACTTCATTAATTTCACGCAGAATTTCATTACACAATTGTAAATATGTAGTAGCCATTATTTTTTATGAACCTTTTGTATTGGAAAGTCTACTGCTTTACTTGCACCTTTGTGTGGCTTAAAGCCGTCTTTAGGGTCTTTCATAATTTTGTAAGACTTACCGCTTTTCATCCAATGATAACCTTCAGGTGCAGGTACTTTCATTAGTAAGTCACGCTTTTATTTTTACCGGCTTTTGCACTACAAGCTTTTTCCATAGCAGCAATGTCAGCTTTACCACTTTTAGATTTTCCACCGTGAGCGTAACCGCCTCTAGGCTTTTCCATTTTCTTTTTCATATCGCTTTGCATGTTTTCTACCATAGTGCCGCCACCCATATAACCGCCTCTTTTATACATACTTCTCTCCTGATTAAAAATAGAAGGTTTAGATTTTTCAAATAAAGCTACAGCGTTCCACATTGTTGGTTTACCATAGTTTGGTCGCTTATCCATTTTAATTTTATTGTCAAATAAACGCATAGTAGCCTCCTCACGCTTTATACCGCCAGACATCATTATACTTCTTCCTGTATACTTATTAGGTACATAACCTTTTTTTGGAACTTTATTCATTAATCTTGTTCCATACTAAAAGTTTTAGAAGTTTCTCTAGCTATTTCTAATTCATTCTTATTACCAAAGATACGATCATAATTTTCCTGATACTTATCCTTATCAAAACCCTTACGAAAACGACTATCCTTAGATACAATCGCTTTTCTAAACATTACTGGATTTTCATTATTACCTATCTGTGGCATACTAAATTCCTTTGTAAAAAAAGATTGGGGGCTTTTACACCCCCGTTCTTATTAGTCGATTCCGTAGAAAGCTGAAACCAGAGCCTCTGGTCGCAGTACTTTGGCACCGTATACGTGAAGACCACGCACGATATCACCAAAGCTATCCGGGTCACGAATTACTTCAGTGCTGGTAATCGTCTGAGCCGTAGCTGTAGAAGACATATGACCAG